TGCTGTTCAATCCCGAGCGGCTCGCTCTCAGCGTGCTTGCCGAGATCTGCGAGCCGCCGCCGGCAGTCGATTATCTCGACTGGGCGAAGCGGAACATCGTGTTCTCGGAACGCATCACCGACCATCCCGGGCCGTACAACGAAGACCTGGTGCCGTTCTTCTCGGAGATCCTGCGGGCGTTGTCGCCGGAAGATCCGTGCAACATCGTGAGCCTGGCGAAGTCGGCGCAGATCGGCGGCACCATCTGCGCCAACATCTTCACGCTCGGCTCGCTCGACATGGCGCCCGGCGATTTCCTCTATGTCCATCCGACGGAGGAGAACGCCGCGCGCTGGTCGAAGACCAAGCTGATGCCGCTGGTGCGCGAGATGCCCGCGGTCGCCAAGCTGTTCTCGCAAAACAGCCGCGATGCAAGCAACTCGGTGCTTTACAAGGAACGCATCGACGGGCGCGGCGCCATCCAGGCGGCCGGTGCCAATTCGCCGGCAGGCCTGTCGATGATCTCGCCGCGAAAGCAGGTCCAGGACGATCTTGCCAAGTGGCAGATGAACGAGGCCGGCGATCCGGAAGTTCAGGCGGACAGCCGCAGCAAGGCGTTCTTCAACGGCAAGATATTCAAGATCTCGACGCCGATGGTGTCGCCCGGTTGCAAGATCACGTCGAACTATCAGGAAGGGACGCAGGAGACCTACCACGTCCCGTGTCCGCACTGCCATGACCTGCAGGAGCTGCGCTGGGAGAACATGCGGGATCACATCGATCCCGAGCATCCCGAGCAGGCGCATTTCGTCTGCATCCATTGCGGCTGCGAGATCCACGAGCACCATCGCGAATGGATGGTGAAGCCGGAAAACGGCGCAAAATGGGTCGCCAGGTATCCGGAGCGCGGCCGGCGCCATCGGTCGTTCCGCATCTGGATGGCCTATTCGCCGTTTGAGCGCTGGGAGAACCTGGCGCGCGAGTGGCTGACGGTCCAGGCCGGCGGACCGGAGAACCGGGAAAAGGGATCTGGCGCCGAGCAGACGTTCTGGAATGACTGGCTCGGGCTTGCCTTCGAGGCGGACAACAAGGCGATCGACTGGGAAGTGCTCCGCGATCGCGCCGAGGAACACGGTTTCCAGCGCGGTGTCATCCCGGCCGAGGCGCTGGCGCTGGTGCTCGGCATGGACGTGCAGGGTGACCGTGTCGAGTGGTTGCTGGTCGGCTATGGCAGAAACCGGTACCGGGCCGTCATCGACCATGGCGTCGTCGACCATCGCGCCGGCAGCCACCTGGCGGACGCGAAGGAACATTCCGGCCATATCTCGGAGCCGGAGGTTCGCGCCGCCCTCGACCGGCTGCTGCAGCGCGAATGGCTCGACGATGCCGGCCGCAAGCGCACCGCCGATCGCGTCGCCATCGACGGCAACGCCTATACCGACGATGTCTGGAACTGGGTTCGCAAGCATCCGAAGTCGCGAGTCATCATGGTGCGCGGCGGCAACACGGAAGCCGCACCGCCGATCGTGCAGACGAAAGAGTATGACCGGAAGGGAAAGCCGAAGAAGCAAAAGTGGTCCTCCCGCTTCTTCACCTTCAACGCCTCGGCGTTTAAGATCCGGCTCTACCGGGACTACAAAAAGGACGATCCGGAGCAGGCGGGCTACATTCGTTTCGCCGGCGGCTTCGGAGACGATTTCTACCAGCAGGCGACATCGGAGGCCCGCGTACCGGAGAAGACCCGGAGCGGTCACACCCGCTACGTCTGGAAGCTCGCCGAGGGCAAGCGCAACGAAATCATCGACATGCTCAATCAGAGCCTGGCCGGTGCCTATCGCTGGGGCGTGCCTTACTGGACCGATGAGGAATGGGACGCGATCGCCGATCGGCTGGGGCGGCTCGAAGCGCCGCAACAGGGCGATCTCGAGGATCATCTGAACCAGATCGCCGTCAAGACCGAACCTGCCGCTGGCCAGAGCGCCGCGGCAGAACAGCAATCGCCGCTCGTCGCCGCCGCCCTCGCGCGCGCCGCCCGGGCAGCGCAGCGGAACCGCTAGGAACATCCATATGGCACTGACCGAACAGGAACGCGCCGTGCTTCTGGCACGGCTCGACGACGCACGTGAGGCCTTGCACCAGATGGAGCTTGGCCGCGCCGAGGTCTCGCTCAGCTATAACGGCGAGAGCGTCACCTATGCCGCGGCCAATATCGGCGCGCTGCGCCAGTATGTCCGCGACCTCGAGGCGAAGCTCGGCCTTCGCCGCTTTGCCAGGGCGCGCAGCCGGGGAGTGATCTTCGGATGAGCGGCGAAGTCACGATCCTCGGCCCCGATGCGAAGCCGCTTTCGCCGGCAGTACGTGCGGCTGCCCGCGTGCAGGTCGCGAAAAACCGGCAGATGGCGTCCTCGGCCTACCAGGGTGCATCCTACGATCACCCGTCCTTCGCCAAATGGCGGCCGGGCACCTGGTCCGGTCAGTCGGCGCTGACCTGGTCGCGCTCCGAGCTGGTCGACCGGCTGAACGACGTAGCGCGCAATGACGGCTGGGGTGCCGCCGGCACCTCGCGCCTCGTCGACAACATCATCGGCTCCGGCTGGACGCTCGCCGCCCGGCCGAACCATGTTTCGCTCAACATGACGTTTGAGCAGGCGGAGGAGATCGCCGACAAGATCGAGGCCTTGTGGCGCGATTACACGCAGGATGTCGACAAATGGTGCGACGCCGAGCGGACGAAAACCATGGCCGGCGTTCTCGGCCTTGCTGCCCGTCAGCGGTTCGGTCCCGAGGGCGAGGCCTTCGGCGTCATCGTCTGGCAGGACAATGCGCCGCTGTTCCAGACGGCAATCCATGTCGTCGATCCGGCCCGGTGCTCGAACCCGAACGGCCGCATGGACGAAGAATTCCTGCGCGACGGCGTTGCCATCGACGGTTACGGCGCACCAGTCGGCTACCACTTCCGCAAGTCGCATCCCGGCGAATTCTTCGCCGGCAATACCGGCCTGTGGCATTGGGAGTATGTCGAGCGGGAGACCGAATGGGGGCGCCCGATCGTCGTGCACGCCTACGAGCAGAAGCGCGCCGGCATGACGCGCGGCGTTTCCGACTGGGCTCCGGTCATGCGGTCGATCAAGCAGTCGACCGATTACGAGGACTATGAAAGCCAGGCGGCAATGCTGAACGCCGTCATGGCCGCCTTCATTGAGACGCCCTTCGATCCCGAAGAGATGCTCGAGGCGATGGGCGCGGATTACGGCAATGACGCTATCGCCAAGCTCTTCGGCGAAATGTCGGCTGCGCAGCAGGCCTATTACGGCGCTGCACCGATCGATCTCCCCGGCGTTCGCATCAACACGCTGCAGCCCGGCGAAAAGGCGACACTGACCAAGCCGGAGCACCCGAACGCCAATTTCGAGGCCTTCGTCAATGCGGCGCTGCGCAAGGTCGCCAGCGCCATCGGCGTCACCTACGAGCAGCTCACCATGGACTGGAGCCAGGTGAACTATTCGTCGGCACGCGCGGCACTTCTGGAAATCTGGCGCGGCTTCACCGCCAAGAAGGGCGGCTTCGCCTCGCAGTTCATGGCACCGATCTATCGGGCATGGCTCGAGGAGGTGTTCGACAAGGGCCTGATCGAGCTCCCGGCGGGCGCCGTTCCCTTCGAACAGAACCCGGCCGCATGGTGCCATGCGGACTGGATCGGCCCCGGCCGAGGCTGGATCGACCCGCTGCGCGAGGCGCAGGCTGCCAGCGAGCGGCTCGCCGGCAATCTCACCACGCTCCAGCAGGAAGCGGCCGAGCAGGGGCGGGACTGGAAGATGGATGCGCAGCAGCGTGCCCGGGAACGGGCCTTCTACGAACGGCTCGGCCTCGATCCCGACCCGGGCAAACCGGAAGCCAGATCGCAGGCGAGCGCCGCTCCTCCAGCCGAGCCGGGCGACGAGACCGAGGAAGAGGTCAACGGCCGCACGTCGGCGCGTCGGCATCCTGCCGGCATCCCGAGGATTGCCAAAAGGAAAACGGCATGAGGAACTATCCCGAAATCGCCAGTCGGATGTTCGGCACGCCGCTGATGCTGCATCCGTCGAAGGGCGACATCATTGCGCGGGCATTTGGCCCGCGCGTGCTTGGCAGCCCGGACGCTCCGGCGCACGTCGCCGGCGGCGAAGAGATGGGGCTCCTTGGCGATAAGCTGCGCAATGCGACCGACTGGGACGGAGAGCGCATCTACCCCGGTCCGGATCTTGTCGCGTCCGGCATTGCGCTCATCGAGATCGAGGGCTCTCTCGTGAACAAGGGCAAATGGATCGGCAAGTCCTGCGGCATGACCAGCTATGAGGGGATCAGCGCGCAGGTTCAGGATTGCATCGAGCGCGACGACATCAAGGCCGTCGTGTTCGAGGTCGACAGCTATGGCGGCGAGGTGACCGGCGCCTTCGATTGCGCCGAGCTGATCTTCGAGCTTTCGCAGGTGAAGCCCACCATCGCGGTCCTCACGGACCATGCCTGCTCGGCCGGTTATCTGCTGGCCTCGCCCTGCCGTCAGCTGGTCATTCCGCAGACCGGTATTTGCGGCTCGATCGGCGTCATCTCGATGCATGTCGATATGAGCGCCTGGCTCGCGAAGGAGGGCCTGAAGGTCACCATCCTGAAGGCCGGCGAGCACAAGGCCGACTTCAATCCTTACGAGGCCATCCCGGACGATGTGCTTCAGCAGGAACTCGCCGAGCTCGAGGAGCTTCGCGTCGAATTCGCAGCCACCGTCGCGCGGTACCGCGCCGGCCGGCTGACACAGCAATCCGCTCTCGCCACTGAGGCGCGGGTCTATCGCGGACAGAAGGCGGTTGATGCCGGCCTCGCCGACGCG